CTGACGGGCGACCATCAAATCGGACTGGTACTGGACCCGGTACTCCGACCCGGTGAGTTGCAGTGAAGGGCTCAGAAGTGAGACCACACCAACAGCATCACGATGGAAGATCAGGCCGCGGCACTTGGACAGGTCCTGCTCGTAGTCGGGGTTCACGTCGCCAGCGACGTTTGTGTAGTTGGGCTGGTCAACATGATTACTCGAAAAGAGAGGAATGCCAGCGATTCTGGCAGTCTCACCTTGAGCAATAGTGCCGTTACTTCCACCACCGTTGAAGTCAACATTGATGGCACGACTTGACTGGGTGATTGAGTAGTAGTCGTCCGGAGTAAAGACGGCATACATGTTATCAATCGGCACATCTTTCTTCTCAAACTCAACACGAGCATCGAAGATGGCCTCGACCAGCGCGTCGCCACGGGCTTCGCGGGTTTTGGCGTCAAATGTTGCCTTGTTGTCGCCAAGATCGATCGCAGTTCCAGTGCGTCCTGCGTTCGGGGGATCCAGCGCCAGGGGCTCTGTGCTGTTGTTGGCGGCGGCGTACACAAGTCGTGCAACACGCTTGTCGTATTCCACTGCAAGGGCTCTGCCAAGTTCCCTTGTATAGATTTGACGAACATCGTAGTAGTTCATCAATTCATCAACTTCGTAGATTGCAGCGTCTGCAATCATCAAAGCGTCAAGCTCAATTGTGCGCTTGTTCAGGTCGGAAGGATCATTGCCGCCGCCCTTAATGGCGTCTCCGGGTTTATGATAATTCGCCAACATGCGCCCGGTAATTGGGAAGTCGACAGAGCGCCCTCCACGAATGTTGCGCTCACGGGTCTTGCCCTTGAACACACAATTGATCATGAACGCATCCAGCACCTCGCTTGAGCCGAGGCGCAGGAACATTGCGCGGTCTTTGTCGACGCCAGATAGGCCAGGGCCCCACGTCGCCGCGTCGCCCTTAATCTGGCCTAGCCTTGAAAGGTCTACATCAGCCATGATGAGTTTTTGAAAAAAGAGTTAGTTCGATTTAAGACTTACTCTCTCGCTGACTCAGGTTGTCCTCCTTGAAGGGCCTGGCGCTCTGTAGCTGTCTTACAGAGCAGCTTACTAAAACTCGGGCGAACTATTCAAGATCATTGCCACCTTGTTCCTGTAAGCCTCATCTACGTCATAAAGACGCTGGCCTTGATCATTCCTTTTATTCATTGCATCCAGCACTTGCTGCTGGCTTTGGAACACTTGAGCGCCAGACGCTGGTGTTCCGCCCCCGTATAGCTGTGGCTCAACGTCCTGCTGCTTCAGGCCTTGCTGGGCCTGCAAAGACTTCAAAGCCCATCGCACTGCCTCTGCATTGCCGGAGTCGACAGCAGCGTTGTAACTAGCTTTCTCCTGCTCGCTCATGTTTTGCCGACCCCACGCCTGCAACGCATCAAACGCCTGCTGGCCGCCAACTTCGCCAAGGATTGCATTGGTGTCAGCGTCAGACAGACCGTCACCACTTGCTGCCAAGGCTGGTGCCGGAGCTGCGGTCATTGCCTGCTTAAACATGTCGACCATTTGAGGAGTCGTGTTGAACGTCTCCGCAAGCGTTTCGTAGTGCTCAGAGATGTCTTGGCCTGCTTCGGCCTGAGTCATCACTTGAGCCAGGTCAATGCCCTTTTCAGCAAGGCCCTCCACCGCGGCGGAGCCGTAAACCTCAACGGCCTGTTCTGTTGTGATGCTGCCCTTCTGTTCCGGTGCCGACTCAGGTTCAGCCTGTTGTGTCTCCTCGGGCTGCTTTCCTGACTGTTGCCCCATCTTGCGTTGGAGCTCTGCATAGGCCTTTGCCAGCTCCTGCGGTGATTTGAACTTGCCGAGGATTGCGTCCTCCTGTGCGGCCTGTTCCTGCTCACGAGCAAATTCCTCGACAACATTTTCCTGACCAGGGGCGACCAGCCCCTCCAGCTGTTCTGGTGTCGTCAACTGCGGCCCTTCAAAACTTTGAGGGGTGCTGTTGACTGGTGTTCCGACTTCAGGGCTCATTGAGGTTGAGGTTCAGGGTTTTCTGCCGTGATCTGCACTTCCTGGGCGGTTCGTGCAGCGTTGGCGATGTTTTGCGGATCAGTCAGTTTTGACTGCATCAGCATTTGTTGCTGGGCCGCTTGTTGAGCTGCTTGCTGTTCTTGAGCCAACTCCTGCTCAGATTTAATCAATCCAAGAGTGTCGATACCCATTGAGTAAGCAAGTCGCTTAATAAGCTCTGTTGGCTTTACATAGGTTGCCAAGCCTTCAGGACCCATTGTTTGACCCAGCGTCGTTGTAAATCTAACGAGCTGCTCCAAATCGTTCCCTCGACCTACTGCAGCAAGGCCAACAGTCATCACTGGTTGAACCAATTCAGGCGGCAATGGTGGAACTTTCTTCTCACGTTGCAGGATGTCTAACTTGCGGGCGACATAAGGAACCTGGAATGTTGTCTGGAGCACGCTGTAAATAGAACCCAAGGAGTTCTCGATTTGCAATGCGGTGAGGCGAACCTCTTCCGCTGTAGTGCGCTCAGAGTCACGAACGTCAGCGAGCATAAAAGCCTGTGACAGCCTGGCCTCGATCTGCGTTTTCCCTTGCATTGCAACCTGCAGATCCGTCGACTTCTGCACTTGAAGTGCCATCACATCAGAGGGATCTCCGGTAACAAATGCACCGTTCGGACTGTTGGCCAGATTGGCTGCCTTGGTGACGCCTGATGGCTTGACCAAAAACAGAATCTTGCTGCTGGCCAAGCTGCCTTCTGCAATGGCCTGGCAGAGAGCTTCAACCGTCTGCAGATCAGCCAGTGCAGCGGTCTCTACATACGAGATTCCGTACTGTTGCCCATCCGCCCGGATCATGGTCAGTGGGAGCCATGGCGAGACCGACTCGGGCCTGCTGAATTCACTGCCAGGAATGACTTTGTTGTTTACTTCCTGATGCCATTTGACGGTGCCTTCCTTGCCCTGAGCGTTCCGTTCCCATTGGATGTAGGTGTAAATCCGAACAGTGTCCCCGTCATCGCGGCGAGGAACAGGATTGACGATGTCGTCAATAAGACCAGAAGTAATGTCGTCGTCGTCATCGTCTTTCGCACGAATCAGTTCTTGGATCTTGTCCGGGAGTGTTTCAATCGCCAGCTGCTCGCAGATGACCACCTCAAGAGGATTCCCCATCGGGTCCCGCTGGCACACGTAGCGGTTCAGGTGAAAACAGCGCAGCCCCTCCGGAGCGATGTGCAGCAACGCATTGCCACCGACGATCAGATGCAGCAACGCCTCGTGGAAAACCACGCGGTCGTTGCTTGCCTCGATCTCGCGAAGCACCTGCCGCTCGATTTGACTGAGGATAGTTTCGAAGTTTGATTTCTCTTCAGGACTTACGCCCTGCTTCATCAATTCCGCCTCGTCGAGGGAGAAGCGAAAGAACTGCTGCGTGGGAGGGAGCAACCCAAGAAGCATTCGACTCGCGAGGTTCAAAACACCGCGAGCCCCAATGCCGTTCCATGGCACCGGAAAACTTTCCTTAGTGTCAGCAACTGGCTCCGAACTGGTTGGGATCAGATACGGAATCGTTAGCCGAGCACATGCACGGCCCCTACTGAGGTAGTAGTCCCGGTCCTGGGCCAGGTCTTCGTAGCGCTGAGCTGCTGTCTTTTTCATTAGATAGAGAGGTTGGTGCCTCGAGTAGAAGCAGATCCACGTCGATAGCCAGCCGAAGTCATTCGACCGCCAGAAGACTTGGCCTTACGAGTTGTTTGCTGCGCTGTTGGGGCTACAACTTGTTCCTGACCCAAAATTCGCAAGGAATTGCTTGCTGCATTTCCGGCCCGCTTGATGCCAGCCACCTGCTCTTCTTGCTGAGCAGTTAGAGCCTCAACATTTGCAATGTTGTCGACCTCAAGCTGCAGAGCCTGAGCCTCGTAAGCGTTTAGCTGCTCAACTTGAGCGGCTGCTAACGCTGAACGCTGAGCAGCAAGCGCATCAAGTTCTGCTTGCCGCTGAGCAGCTCTTTCATCAGCTTCGCGTTGCCGACGCTCAGCATCGCGTCTTGCACTGTCGTCTCCTCCACTGCACATGATCAGATCCCCAGGTTTACGCCAGCACCAGGAGTGTTTTGCACTCCAGCGGTACTGATTTTCAAGCTCTTCTTAGGCTGCCTTTTCTTTGTTGTTGCAGCTGTCGTTTGAGCTCCCTCAGGAATGTCTGTCATCTGAGAAGAGACCGTGTAAGCCGACTTGGCAACAGCTTTGGCAGATGCAGCCGCTTGCTCAGCTGCAAAATCAGCTTTCAACTTTTCAGTCTGAGCATTTGCATCATCAATTTGTGATTGCAGCTGCGTCTGGAAATTTGCCTGCTGATCACTGATTTGCGTTTGATAATTCGCCAATGCAGCTGCGTTGGCGTCAATGTCAGCCTGACTGGGGCCGCTGTAAACGACTTCAGGGGCTTGAGGCTGTGAACCGAGGCACATGGTTGACTCCTAGGTGATGTTGAGGCCAGTACCCCTTGCGGAGCGGGTGGCGGTTTTACCAATTCGCAACGAACTTTTGCCCTTGCGAGTGTTGATGCTGCGGTCGCGTGAACCAACTTTTGGTGCTTGCGCTGTTTCCTCTGGAGGTGGCGGACCCATCAACGTCGAAAGTCGACTGGCCTGCTCTTGAAGCGCTCTTTGATCGTCAGCGTTGGCAACCCTTGCCTCAGCAATTTCAGACCTTGCAGCGTTCTGCGTTTGCAGCGAAGCATTCAACTGTTGCTGCAATAACGCAGTGTCATTGCTCATCTGCGCGTCAATCGCGTCCTTCTGCAGCTGAAACTGCTGGTTGTAAGCGTTGTAATCGGGCTTAGTAATCGTTGCCCTGTTGCTGCCGCCACCCATGCACATCAGTTGTGCCCTCCAAGTTCCATTGGGATCAGGATGTCTTCCTGCTGTTCCCGGTATTTGCTTGCCAGCCATCTGACAACAGACACCTGGCCAGCACGCCACATAATTTCTCGATCGCTCCAATCAAGATCTGGAGCTCGATCAGGGAATTCAGCGGCCATTGCGGCCACTAATCGCTGATCAATGGATGGCAATGGCAGCACTCTGCGGGATCGTAGGTGTGCCAACTGTATCTAAGGTGGCTTTAGAAGCCCAGCCAGCTCATGAGTGATCAACTCGAAAAAATTGGCGAGATCCACGACCTCGTAATTGAACTAACGCTTGAACGGCTAAAGGAAGGTGACACTCGAGCAGTGGCAGACGCCATGGCGTTGATCAAAAACAGCAACGTCAGCGCTGTAGCTGCAGAAGGGTCAACCCTCAGGAAGCTGGCAGGCAAACTCGACTTCTCTGAGATGAACGACAAAGTCGTTCCGATCAAACCGAAAGTTGTCTGACGCCTCCGTAGGAGCCTGACTGATCCACCTGGGGACGCCACCCCATCGCGAGACAGTCAATTGCTCCAACTTGTTCCGACATCCAGGCTTCCATGTCTTCTCTCTGGATCTGCGCTGCACGTTCTGCCTGGGTACGCAGCTGGTCCTGGGCCGCGGCCTCCACGAAATAGGCCAGAGCAATACTCAAGGCATCGCACCTATCGTCTGCCTCCAAACAGCCACGCTCTGATGTGAGCCGACTGAGCTGCCAAGCCAACATGTGCCGGTAGCCATGCTCCGGATCTTCATCGAGCATCCGGTAGTCCTGCTTCAGCACCCGCGACAGCACACAAAGGCGGTGCTGCTGAATGATCGGGCCGAGCGTGTCGCACAAACGGTGCTCTTTTCTGATGCTGTGCTTCACCTCTTCAATGCTCACTGGGTGATGACGCAGCATGTGCGGCTTCAA